AGTTAAACCACACTCTTATGTGGTTAACTTCACCGGCGCTGTCTAGTTGCAATATAGTCCAAGTTCTGCCGTTGGGTTTGACGTAAAATGAAAGCGCGTAAGTGGTAGACGACGCAGCTTTCGAAATGGATTGATATGTTCCGTGACTTCCGCTGTCGGCAGTTTCTAACAACGTATCCGCTGTTGTCGTGCCATCTGGCGCAGTGACAGCATTGGCGGTGACTGTCGTGCGTTGCTTCGTCCACGCCACATCATTAAACTGCTCACTATACGTCAGCAGATTGTAGCGGCTGCGTAGCACCGGCCTGCTCGCGCTCGTGGCTTGGAGGGCGTGGTTGCCGGGGAGGGATTTAACGGAGATGTTAGTGAACAGCCCCCCAAACCCAATGTTCGGCATCGTCAGAGTAATGTTGCTTACGGAGTTTCCGGTTCGGACAATAAAGCTATAATTGCCAGCAGCCCCGCCAATGCTTGAGAAATCAGCGCCACCAGTTCCCGACGAAATTCTGCAATCTACTGCTCTTGAATCCGCTCCCCGCGCAGCCATTGTTAACGTTACAAGGTAGGTCGTAAATGCGGGCGCAGAACTGACGATTGCAAGACTACCGACGCCGCCAGCGTCTCGGAATATTTCCCACGTTGCCGTGCCCGCAGTGTAATTTGCGTAACCCGCCGTGCCTGTCGAAACGCCGCCTGCGTAAAGCTCCGACCCCAGCACCAGCCCCCGAGACCGGTCCAGCATCAGCCCAACCGGCTGCTCGACAGCCGTGACGGGCGTGGTGCCGGTGGAGGTCTGGTAAAGCGTGCTGAAGTCGCTGGGGTCGTACCATGCGCCTTGTTCGTTGTTGCTGAAAAGGCTGAACGGGTAATCCCACAGCGTGCCGTTCGGGTTGAACAGCGTCACAGGTTCCCCGCCACTGTTCACCAGCGTCACAGGCTCGCCCAGCGTGTTCACAACCACCATCGGCACAGCGCCGCGCTCGCTGATGACGTTCGTCACCGGGCGGCCTAGCGTATTGGTCAGGACAACAGGCGGGCCTCTCATATCACTACCTCAACCGGACGCTTGGTTTGTGCTTCCATGATCCGCATTTCGGCTAACTGAAGGTCCAGGCCCTTAAGTTGCAGGTCCATGTTCTTCAGCCGTTCGTTCATTGCGGCCATCATCTGGTCGTGCTGAGCCTTGGCCTGGATTTCAGCCATGCGGGCCTGTGCTTCCATGCCCTTCACCTGCATCATCGCTTGGGCTTCCTGCGCCCTCATCTGCGCCTCGCCCTGCTTGATCTGGGCTTGCATCTGGGCTTCCTGCTGACGCATCTGGGCGTCCATCTTCATCGCCTCGATCTTCGGATCTGGCGGTGGCGGCGCGGGAGGCTGCGAAGCCTTGGCGCTCAACTCCTCGATAAAATCATCAATCGTCTGTTCCATTGCCCTGCCAGCACGATAAGCACCCGTCACAAACCGGAGCATTTCTGCGACCAGCTTGGCAGCTTCCGGCGCGGCTTGGACAATCGGTCCCGAACTCACCATCAGGTTACCCACGGCCTGCGCGAACTCGTTCCGGCGCTGCTTCTCGGCGTCCTCGTTTGGCTGGATGGTGCTGTCTGAGGCGGTTTGCAGGATAAATGGCCGCATCCGCTCATTGCGCAGCAGGGCAAGAACCTCTTCAGCCGCTATCGCATCCTTGGGCAGGGGAGGAAGCTGCGGCATCTGCGGCATCGGCTGGGGAGGCTGGCCAGCTTGCTGGGCTTGCTGCATCTGTTGCGCCATCTGCGCCTGCTGGGCTTTCAGGGCTTCGTGCTGCTGGATCAGGGCGCCAGGCACCAGCTTATCCATCTGGCACATCTGCATGATGGTTTGCGGCTGGAAATTCTCGTAGATGTCCTCGATCAGTTGCTTGCGAAGGACCACAAGCGCGCTGATCGTGTTAGCAATCTCCACCAGCGGCATGAACATAATGGCGTCTTTCATGCCCTGTCCCAGCGCCGCCACGGTCGGAATAGGGATCATGACCGCGTTATCGTCCTGGCTTTGGAATGCCTTTTCCAGCGCAGTCCCGATGTCTTCGCCGCCGGCCGAGTAAAAGCCTTTCAGCCTGAGTGCCTCGGACAGGGCAGAAATCCGCCCCGTGAGCGTGTTCACTTCCTCAAGCTGGTCCCTGTAAAATAGGTAATCGGGAACCGGGATCAGGCTTTCAGGCTCGCAGACGCTGTAAGCAGGCTTTGGGCATGGGTAAAACCCGTCAAGGTCTAACCACGGGTCACGCCGGTCAAGCACTTCCTTGCTGCCCTTGTGGACCCAGACAACCGTTTCCTGGCCCTTGTGCCAGAGTTCCCAAACCTCGGCCTTCTTCTCAACCTTGTATTCTTCAGCCGTATCATTTTCGGCTTCAACGTATTGGATTTCCCGCCAGCTATCGCCAAACCGGCGCATTCCCTGCTCGCGTGTCAGCCATGACCGGCGCGCAACCCAGCCCACCTCAGACCATGTTCTGACAGGCTCGTGCAGGAAGTCCTGCCGGTTCACATGGTCATAGCAGACATACTCAAAGAAGTCGTCGGCCTCGGCATAGCCTTATGACGCCGCGGCCAAACAGCGTCACGTCATCGCGGACGTGCAGCATCGTGTCATGGATGCGCTCTGCGTCGAAGCTGACCATAAGGCAGCGTTCAATCACTTCCGAAGCTGTCCGGTTCACTGGCTTGCGATCTGAGAACCGCGTTTTGCACACTGGCACAGGCGGCCTTGCGTAGATCGTGGGCTTAAGCACCTCGATGTTGGCATAAAGGAGCTGCATCTCCTTGCTGCCGTTCTCATTGCTGAGACGCTTCAGGCTTGCATAGTTCTCTTTCGCCCGGTCGCAACGCTGGTGCCAGCTTTCAAACGCTTTGCCGGCGTCCTGGATAAGGTCCAGCCAAGGGCGCGATGACGTGCTGTCTGGTTCTGGTGCTTCGGTCTCGGGTTCCATGGTCACACCTTCATCGCTGAGCGCTTACGAGGCTTAGGCGGGCCGTCGAGCAATACTGTGCCGCTCTGTTGGCGGGCTTTGGGCTGTTCGGTCTCACGCGGCGCGCTGCGCCATGCAATGGACAGATACCTGAACGCATCTGCGGGGTGCGAGCAGTTGTGCACTACAGCCCCGTTGCTTAGCGCAAAAGCCTCTTCACCGGGAACCGTAATACACCAAACGTCTTGCTTATCGTCCAGATGCTTTACGCTTGCGATAGTGCGCGGACTTGCAAACTTCGGAGCAGTATTTTTGAGAGTTGCCGCTTTTTCTGACAAGCGCTTTGAAAACCGTTGCGCAATGATCGCAAGGCCGGTCATCGCGTTTCCACTTAGTCCAAGATTGCGCTCGCTCAGCGTGCCGCCTGTGCCACAAACGACCTTCTTCAGACCTGTGCCAATCCGCAGCCCTTTCGCGGGCCGTGTCATTAAACGTGCTGTGCCGCTTGTCGCCGCGCTCGTTTCGAACACGCCATGTTTCTGAAAGGTGTTCTTTTGCCGGAAGGCATTCGAGGTTTGAAATGTGGTTATTTGCGGGGTTTGAGTCTCGGTGATGAATGTGGCATCCGGCTGGAATAGGACCGAACGCGCTAGCCCAAACATCTCGGTGCAACTTTTTGCCGCCGCGCGACCAATATTTGTCACTTGGCCAAAGGCGGTAGAGGCCGCCATCGAAATACTGCGTGATGGGGTCAAGCACGACTGGATCAATGAACCTGTCGTCAGGCTTTCGGCAGATTTCCAGCCTTTGTCCGTCAAGAACATATGATCCGGCGTGCATTTCACCGTAAGTCCGTCTTTGAACGCCACTTCCACAAGTGGGGCACTTGTGCGCGTGATCCTCGGATTTGTGTATTGTTTCCAGCCACATGGTGTCAGGACCTCTCCTTGCTTGGGCAAGGCGCTAATCTGACACATTCCGTGACGCGTCACAATCTTTGTTTCCTTGGTAAAGCACCAGTCATGGACTTCATTGGCGCGGAAAGTTTTCTTATCGTCATCCCATTCGCGCCGATACTGTTCCAGAGCCGAAATTCCGAATTCCTCGCAGCGCGGGTCAAATACACACCGCGCCAGCGTCTTACGTGCCGCGTTGATCCCGTCCAGCTTTGACAGGCTTGGCACGAGTTCAGGGTGTAAGCCGTCGTGCGGGACGTAATCAATCCCATCCATCCAGCCAAGGGTTTCACGCCGACGCTCGATCTGCTCAGCGTAATGGTCAACGCCCGCCCCGGAGGATGAGTAGCAGTCAAGGATAAGCACCTGCAAGCCCACAACCTGAAACCACCAGATGGACGTATCATCCTTCACGCCAATGTCCCACGCCCTGTGGACGGGCTTGCCTTCAAGCGGCTCAATCGGCGTAATCCGGCCTTCGTTCCGCACGTCGAGCATTTCCCTAGCGTAGAATGCACCCAGGATCGCCGCGTTAAAGCTGCAAAGGTATTCCTGTTCAAACTGCGCGCGGCCAAGGTCTGAGCCATACAGCGCCACGTATTCCGCAAGGCTTTCCTGTAGCTGTTCAGGGCTTAGCGCGCCCGTGTTGTGAACCGTGGAGATTTCGGCAAACCATTTCGGGTTCTGCTGCGCCATGTCGAACATGGACTTGGCGTGGTTGCGGCCCCTTGGCGTGGTAATGAACGCGGCCCAGCCGTCGTTCTCCTCAAGCATCGGGCGCAGGTATGCCCAGGCACTCGGATTAGCCAAGGCAAACTCTGAGAAGACCACACCCGCCACACCGGCGCCGACGAGGCTGTTATAGCGATCTGAGCCAATGACCTGCCATGTCGAGCCGACCTTCAGCTTGATGAGCATCTCGCTTTCGTTCGTGCTCTCCCGCAGCTCCATCGGAAAGGCTTCATCTATCCTGCGCTTTCCGGTGTGCGGGTTGATCGCGGTCCAGATGCCTTTGCGGGCCTGTGCGTATTCAGGGAAAGCGTGCCAATAGTTTGCCGGCCGTTCGTGGGCCTTAATGCAGGCGCCATGCAGGCAAACGTCATCCTTGCCCCAGCGTCTGTGTGCGATCTCGATGAGGCGGCGCACATCGTGTTTCTGCCATGCGTCCCAGAAGGGCTGCTGGTATGGGCGGGGTTTCCAGCCCTTGTAAGGCAGGTCGATAATCACTTGTTGATGTTGACGGTGATGTTGCCGTTTATCTCAACGTCATGCTTGTCCTTCTGGCCTAGCATCTGCTTGCCCATCCAAATCAGCATGGTCGGATTGCCCTCATCTACAGCGGCTTTCCACTGGGCACGGCGCAATGAAGCGCGGCCCTCGTGATTGTACCTTTTATAGAACTCCGAAAACCCCGCGTAGCCCGCTTCCTTCAGGCGCGTATCAAGCGTGTCGGCAGACATGTCCAGGATGGCAGCACATTCCTCTGCGGTGCACTGGATGCGGACCAGTGTGCGAAGCTGCTCAAAGTCTACTTCTTTGATCTGGCCTTTAGATGGCATGTTTGTCCTCCTGGCGGTCTGAGCGGTCAGTCTGGGCTGTTATTGTTCCTGTTGTATTTCTGCAACACTCTCAGCGGCGCCGTTCATGAGCACAGCGTCCGGCACTTCGTCGCCGGTCAG